GTCATGGTGAGGAAAGTCCTTTAATTTAATCGTAACAACGGCCTTATTACCCATGCCAGCGCCACCCGTTACAGACGCAGGGGCTTTTTTAACTTCACCAATAATAACAGGGAATAAATTAACCCCACGCGGCAAATTAGAGCGAGGTTGTGAGCATTGATAAGATTTAGTTGTTTTGGTGAAGTTGTCAGGATCGTTACAAGTTGAGCGGGTGTTGTAACACTTATCATCCCCTGTCTCTGTCGCTGTACATGCGCCAATTCCAGACAATAGGCTACACGAATCCATCTCTAAACTAATGAATGTTAGCGGGTCGCGGCCTAGCCGCTTTTTTTCAGTACCGTAGGTCACAGGATACCTTCAAACTTAACTGATACACCCATGTACAAAGGGGAACTATAATTAGGCATAGCCGCATTGCCTTTAGGTTTCCACGCTAATACAACCTCTGTTGAATGCGCGTCATAGTCCCATGCAAAAACAAACGGTTTCGGAGTCTGAAAATGATCCATAAACGGTATCCACGAATCACGAACCCAGACAGGATCTTGATGGCTTAATTTAAAACTTCCTGCAATACCTTTGAAACGAGTAGACCCACCAATAAATGCACCGCTTTCAGATTGTGCGGTTTTGCTTTCGATAATAGGCACTAATGATGGAGGTGCAAATCCAACCTCCATATTTTTAGGCAGTTTAAATACTTCGCCAATTTGAACGCCACCTATAATAGGCAATGTTGAGCCGTTGACCAACAAGCGCCAATCAGCAGCCGTCACATCATCCCATGCAAAAAACAAGGTATTATCATCAGCAGGAGAAACAACGCTTGCGGCATCGTTCCACGTACTGCCACCATTAGTGGAATATTGAGGCTTACAGCTACCAGAAATAGTACCTAGATTATGCCCCCATACCGCCATATAATTAGCTAACTTAGCCGAGCCAAAAGAAGCGCGCAACCAGCTATCACCTGTTGCAGTAGGTTTCCACCAATCATAGCCAAACCAATCATAGGCATTTTCTTTTTCAAATCCGCTTGTTTCTGTCGATACTGTAACCGTCACGGTGGCATCTTCAAAAAGATTATGATAACCAATTTTAGGCGCACCAACCGTTGCAGAGCTTACTATAAATGCCATTAGCTAATCACCAATCCAGTTATCCCGCCCATGTCTTGAGCGGTTTCGTTAATGTCCATGACTAATTGTCGCATATAGCTTGAATGAGCGCCTCCTACCGGAACGCTGCTACCTGTGGTGGTTGTAGTCGTAGTTCCTGTGGTGGTTGTGTCCGTGTCATCATCACTACTCAATGCGGCTGCTTGAGCCACTCCTGTTGCAATCGCTAATCCAGTGCCTATCGATGCTGATGTTGCTATAGATGCCGCTGCTGCCTGTGATCTAGCAAGTGCCGCCGTTGCTGCTGGATAGTTAAACATAGACGAATGAGCCGCTGCCTCAACTTGGCCATAAGCCAATACTTGAGCCGTGGCTGATGCCGCCTGTATCTGTATATCTTTGACCGCTTTGGCTGTTTGAATAGCAATTAATATTAACGATATTGTGCGGCTTTGTCCTGCAAATTGGCGCAATAAATTAATACCATGATTAAATGCGGTTTGTTCGACTGATGCGACTTGAGTTGCTAGATTCTGTCTAAATGCGAGCCTTTCTGCCGCCTCTTGTCTGTCTAACTCTATTCTTTGCTCAGAGTAGCCGCGCCCGACAGTAAGCATTAACTCTTCATGTTCTTGAGCTGATAGCTGTTTATCTAAATAAGCCTGATCTATTATAGCCTGTTCATCTTCTAGCTTTTTGCTTAATAATTCCGTTTCTGACATGTACTGTTGACGCAATCTATCTAATGCGTCACTTCCGCCCAAATCAAGCGACGCACCAGTTCCGCCCGTCGTACCACCAGCGCCAGTATCAGTAGGCGCAATAGCGGACTCTTCTCTTAATGTTTTAAGTGTTGCTCTAAGTCCTTCTAGTTTTACTTTTAATCCATCAATAGCATCTGTGTAATCAGTGCCGAATGGATTAGCCATTGAGAAATCATTACCGACTTCTGTTAGTGTTTTTATTCTACCCTCAAGAAATTTTATCTCATCACTAACTCTTTTAATCTCTGGTCGATTATCTGACATTAGCTTAAAGATAAGACCCCAACCAGCAGCAGCCTTTACGCCTAGATTAACAATATCGAGCATCACGCTTGCAATAGACTGTAATCCGCTTGTTATAGAGGGGTCGGAAATGATAGATCTGAACTCATCCATTGACTTGATTAAGTCAGTAGCATCTATTGTGCCGAAAGTACGCAACGCCACGTTTTCAATCTGTTGAAATGCTTGTGATATGGTTTTTTCAGTTCTTCCAAATTCAGAGCGCAGCACATCAGATTGACTACGCAATGCTTGAGTAACCACTTCGGCTGTTAATTTGCCTTGTGAGGCGACTTCTCGTAATTGCCCGACCTCGATACCTAAGCCGTCAGCAATCGCTCTGGCTAGGCGTGGGGTTTGCTCCATGATGGAATTTAGCTCTTGACCACGCAAAGCATCAGCCGCTAAACCTTGGCCTAACTGGAATAAGGCAGCAGAGGCACTAGCAGCACTCACGCCGCTAATCGCAACTGCTTGGTTGACTGATTCGGTGATGTCTAATAAATCACTGTTTGATAATGTTAGATGCTCAGTTGAGCGAGCCATACGTCCGTATAGATCAATCGTGCCTTCTAATGAACTTCGTGTGTTTTGAGCCAAATCGAATAAATTATTCTGGACATTCAGCAAATCCTTAGAATCTTTAGTCACTAAGCGTAATTTATTGGTTAATGCGGTGTAAATATTGATTTGCTGTATTAGTTTTCGAGTCAGCAAGCCAACGCCTAGCGCGGCAATAGCAGTACCAAGGCCACCAAAAGAGCGCCTTAACTTATTAGCCTTAGTCTCTGTTTTGGTGGCTTTTTTCTCTAGTCTATCAAGCTCTCTGACAGCCGTTCGAATGTCAGAGGCTTCAATCTTGATACCTAAAGTAGCGATATCAGTCATTATTTCGTCTCATTAGGTCTACATCAATCATTACTTCCGATTCCCAAAAATCCAACTTAATGCCGCGTATTGATTGATAATTCACTAATTCAGAATAACCAACCGTCTCACACCCTTTTAACAAGCCGCTGTACATATCCCATAGATAAATCAACTCTTTGGGGCATTCCGGCCTGTTATCGATAAAATCAATCTTTTTGCCTGTGCGCTTCTTTATCTTTTCCCAAACGACTAATCGAGTGTCTTTAAATCCTTTGTCTCGTGAATGCGCGTGTATCATCCATTTTGCATAGTCTTTAAATTGCGCGATTAGTCTTTTGTAAAATTTGCGCGGTTATGGACAAAAATAATAGCCTGATCCTTGATATATGGCGCTTGCTTATAAAGCTGTCTGACATTATCTTTTGAGAATTCAAGCTCTTCACCAGCTTGCTCAAATCCACTCCAACCCAAAGAAGCTAAAACAAGCTCTTCAATGTCATAGTCAGTATCATCATCACCACTAACAAACGCACGGTTAAAAGCCCGCTTCTGTCTATCTCTGGTTGCTTGCTGCCATATCTCAGAATCAGCACCGGCAATAGTGATAAACAAATCAACCGGCTTCATCGTGAACCTGCATTTCTGCCCCTTCACCATGAGATTTAGCCGTGTATAGTTGGGTGATATCCATGTTAAACAGGGACTACAGAGCGAGTTAACGCGCCATTACCTTTATATGTGAATGATGCCGTTACGATTTCATTATTTGAGCCGCCGCGAGAAATAGCAGTAATTGAAGCCGTGCCGTTAAAATCAATATCAGCAGTTGCTGTTCCATCTGGGAATAGTGATAAATCAACACTTGCGCCAATCGTCATAGCCTCTTGACCAGTTGCGTCCGTTTCATCCCAGAAACATTCTATAGTTCCGTTCCAATTAGCTGTACCAGTTTTATGAGTATCAGCAGTGTCGCCTATAGCTGTATCGTCCATCTCTGCAACGCCTTCCTCAAGCGTCCATGATGTAACCTCTGCGACAGCATTAGATGCTATTTGAACTTCGCCGCTATTTCCTGAATGAGTAGCCATTATTTATCCTCTTTCTTTAGTTTAGATTCAGTTTTACTAATGGCTTTCTTTTCAGACCAGCCCGTTTTCTTCATTTCTTCAACTTTAGCAGGGTGACAGAAAATCTCTGCTTTGCCACAAGGTGAATATAATTTGATATTCTTCATTTTAACGCTCCGTTGTAAAGGTGTAGTATTCAATATTAACCGGTACTTGAAACCATCCACCGTCTATACGAGCTGGCGACTGACTAACGTTCTTAATCACTACTGTACGGCTATTATACGTCAATTCTGTGTCACGTTTAAAGTGATCTGCAATTAAATCCGCTTGAATCATCGCCTTACTCTTTCCGTCACTCGCAGGTGCGAATACATCAACCTGATAAATACCAATGTTTAAGTCAGTGCTAGTTGTTGCGCCAATGGTTGCCGCTGTTGTATCTGCTGGCAATAACGATGGCCTAATCCATAACGTATCTTTAACCGGCTTATATTCATGGTTAGGCCACGCAACAGGAGGACTACTTGATAACGTGCCAAGCCGTGTATCTAAAGCGATAGATATATCTGTGAATACGCTCATTTATTACGCCTTGCATTCTCTTTAACAATTCTATCCCATTCAGCAATAGTGACTTTCACCATTCCTTGAGGCGCTT